CCGATAGAATAGAATTTGATGGCGTTACTTTGTCATGGGAGGAAGTAGAAATAGCCCGTTCATTTAAAGAATTGGAAATAGAGTTAATTAATTTTAACGATGGCGGCTATCAAGATACGTGGCTAAATATTGACTTAAAGGAAAAATAATTTAACCACCCAAAACTATTGAATCAAAATTTAAATTAAACAACATGGCAGAAACAAAACTGTACCCAAAAGGACTAACCACCTTTGCAAAGAACGAGAAAGCCCCTGATTGGGTATTGGGAACATTGGTAGTTACCCCGAAAACATTACTTGACTGGTGCAATAACGATGGTAAAGAATGGTTGACCGACTATAAGGGTTCGGCACAAATCAAACTGCAAGTAACGAAAGGTAAGGACGGTAAACTGCAAATAGCGGTTGATACGTTTAAGCCGACTAAACAGCCTGCGTCACAACAAGAGGCGGCTGCAAATAATTCACAATCAGCGGATGACGGCCTACCTTTTTGATAAAAACTAACCCATGAAAACAAAAGAACCTAAACTACAACCATACAACGCGGCAAACCTGCTTGTGCTGCCCGACTCTTTATTTAAAAAGATGTATGCCGAAAAGGATAAGACTATCCGTTTCTTTGGCGACATGGAGGCGGTTAATGAAAGGGCGGTTAAGTTGGGATTGATAAAAGCTAAAACCATATAACTATGAGCGAATTAGATTTCATTCAACTATTGAGCAATGCGCTTGAATCAGAACTTGTTATAAAAAGGTTGCCTAAGAGTTTAAACGATGCGGCTGCGCCACTATATAGTATCTGTATAGGCGAAAACAGATATGGATTTGAAGGTAAGAGTTTATCAGAATGCGTTTTGAATATGCGCTCATTTTATGCCGAAATGTATTTTAATGACTGTATTAAAAGGCAGAACGAACCTAAAACGATTGGATAATGACTTTACTCTCAACACTTATTACCTTGTCCGCACCTAAAATGGTTGGGGTAACTTGTGCTATATACTTTGGATTGGTATTGTTAGGCATATTTCTTGAACCAAAAGATAAAGACCAATGATAGTGCTTGTATTCCCTTGCGGCTCAAAGCTGAACGTTGATAAATGGCGTGTGCCTGTCATTAATGAAGTGGTTATATCCGAACAGCAAAGGTATCAGGTGAGCCATATCGAGAATGAGATTGGTAAAGATTTAGAACAAAAGACTTACATTTACCTATACAGTATATGAAAGTAACAACGCTATACAAGCATAACTTTACTTACAAAAGACGGACGGGTGTAGAATCTCAAAATGAGTTCATGGCGTATTACATGAACACCGAACATACGTCCATTGTATCAAAGATAGCTGAAGATAATAGCATTGACTTTGAAACAGCTACGGCCTATGCACACGCTTTTTACTGCGCACTGGAGGACTTGTTTATGTTCCATTGCGATATAGAAATGCCTAACTTTGACGTAAGCATTGAAATGTCTACGGGTAAGACAAGGGGAAAGATTGAACGGTGGCGCGAATCGTATGCGTTTGAACAAAAGACAATAAGCCGAATACACGATGAAGTTAAAGCTAATCTTGAACAAGCGCACTTATCCGACAACCGATTAGCTGAAAAGAGGCTGAATATTGATACGCATAAGACACGTTACAGTGAGGAAGAACGTAAGCTGGCAAGGCAGGTAGCTATACAGAAGTATATTAAAAGCCCTAAGTTTGCCAAGATACTTGAAAAGCGGAAAGAAAAGCGGGCCAAAGAAACGGCGGCTAAATTAGAACGGGAGCGCAAGGAAAGGAAACGGAAGAAAGATAAGCAGCGCAGAAAGAATAAAAAGGCGTGGCGAATCAAGAATGAGAAGTGGAAAGCGTATTGTGAACGGGAGTATTTTGCAAATTTGTAACTAAAACAACAATTATAAAAATGGAAACAGCAACAAAAACAAGCCCATTGAAAGCGATTAAGAACGATGCAATCAGTGTGAACGCACTGCAACTGAACGGATTAATCAAGGGATTTCAGGCAATCAGAACAAGCAATATTGTAAACGCAGTAACGAAAGAAGAACAGGCGAAGGGTATATCAAACCCTGTGGTTAAGTTACCGGCAAAGGTAGACTACTGGCTATCTAAGAACGAAGGCATTGTAGGCAAGGAGTTTGAAAAGTTTACGGCCAACGCGCAAAGAATTGCCGATACCTACGCCATGCAAAAGGAAATTAACGGGATGAAGTTCTATGTGTTCTACGGCAAGGACGCTAACGATATTGTGTTGCAGGACACTAACGGAGTGGTTGTGCGCGAAGTAGAAATCAAAGGTGAGATGCAACTGCAAATAGTTGAGATGGAAGTTCACGACAACCAACGCGGTTACTTTTGGTCAGAAGTTATTGAACCTGCCGTTGAAGCGGTTGAGGCTACTGAAACTACCGAAGCGGTGCCTGCCAAAGAAGAAGTAAGAGCATACCACCTTTACGCAAAGCAATTTAAGAGCGAAGGTGATGATGTGAAGTTCAACGAGGAAATGGAAAAGGCTGAAACAGAATCGGTTTATTCCGTATCTTTGTATAAGCTGGAGGCGGCTAACCTTGAAGGACTAAGCCTGTCATGGCCGAATCCTGGCGACCCGCGTAAGAGTTTGGAAGAGTTTCGTAAACTGATTTTTGAACACGCCATCATTGGATAATGGGCGAATCATTCCATAAGCTGACAAATCTGCTCTTTGCATGTAGCTATAACAGCGATATGTATAGAGCAGATTTTAATGCTGACAAGATGTGCGTAACGGTTTACAATGGATATAAGGTTGTGCTAACCGTTGAGGATAAGCAACTTGACATAGAACAATTATCCAAAAAGGTAATTGACCGAATATTTTTAGCGGGGCTTGTGTCCATTGAGGCGAAGGCCAAACTAAATAAAATGCCGACATGATAATTCAACTTGTAAAAGATAAGGGCCAAATTAAACTGAATCAAACCTTTGCTTCGGCTGTGCCTGAATTTGCCAATTTGTTAGACGATAACTCGTTTGGAATCAACTACTTGGCCTATGTTATTTATAGTAATGATTTAGCCGAAGATAACATCTATGCAGGGCTACCTAAGAAGATACGAGAACAAGTTATTGCTGACGACCTAAAGCTGGAACCATCAAAGTTAAAAGACGAGCGCGTTAAAAAGGCAATGGCAAAGTATAAGTTATTTTGTGACGAGAACGTGGCGTATAAGGTTAAGGAGGCTTACAACAACGGCATGAGCAAGCTATCGCACTACATTGACAAAGCTGCGGTGAATGACGAGAACGCAAAAGAGTTTTCGGCAACGCTTAAAAGTATGCCCGACATTTTGGAAGGTTCACACAAGCTAAGTAAGTTGGGCATGAAGGAAGAAGCAAAGCAAGGTAAGGTAAGAGGCGGCAGGGCAACAACAATAGCTGAAAAGGGTTTATAATGCAAACATACAGTAAATTTCAACCCATACTTAAAAACGGCTGGCCCGACTATCCGCCTGACGATAGCCGTTGGGAGGATATTTACATTGAACAGAAATACTACATTCAGAACGGGTATCAGGTTGGCGGCGACAAGATTACGGGCCGATACTACTTTCACCTGAACTATGCAACCATTGAGGGTATAGATGAACGCGGTTATCCTACTGAATCGCGCCCATACCACGTAGATGTTATGAGCGACCTGTTTACGCTGATTGATTACAGCATGGCACGTAACGAAAATGTGTTTGTTTGGAAAGCGCGGGATAAGGCATATTCATACAACATGAGCAGCATTGCCGTAAAGGAAATGATGTTTGAGCGTAACAATACGATTGCCTGTCTATTTCCGAAAGGTGAGCAGGTAATGTATAAGGAAAACTTCAAAGCAAAGTATGACGCTACCTTCAACAGCTTACCACAATGGATGAAACAATATGCCGACCTGATTAACACAAAGGACTTGTTAAAATACGGTTGGCGGGAAAAAGACGAGGAAACGGGACAAGACACAGAGAAGGGCAGCAAAAACATGATAGCCTTTATGAAGGTTACGAACAAGGACGTTCTTAAATCTTTCCGAACAAAGTTTATTATGATTGACGAGGCAGGAGAAATAGACTGCCTTAAATCATTGACCGATACCAATACCGCGAACATGGTGCGCGGTGGACAGAAATTCGGAACACAGATTATAGGCGGAACGTCAAACGCTATTCACGCTGGCTACAAGGACGTATGTTATATTTGGGACAACGCGGAAATATTGGGCTATAACAAGTTCTTTATACCGCGTTACAAAGCGTTATGGGGATGGGTGCCTTACTATAAATCAGGCAAGGTCTATAAGCAAAGTGAAGAACCTATTGGCAGACGGCCTGCAATAGATTACGAAACGGGAGAATCGTTGGTTGATATTGCAGAGGAATATTTTGAACGAGAACTGGACAGGTTAAAGAAGTTAAACGACAAAGACGGCGAACTGGAGTTTACCCAAAACTTCCCTAAAGATGAAAATGATGCGTTTCTTAGAACGTTAAGTAGTCCATATCCTGTGCTTGAACTTGAACAGCACAGAAGATATATTGAAACCAACAAAGACATTCAGGCCGCTATAACACGCGGTAACATTGAAATTATTTATAGGGACGGAATAAGGACTACGGAATTTAAACCAAATCCAAACGGCAGGTGGCAAATGTATTTACCGCCGAATCCTAACCTTGAAAATGCCGACTGTATAGGAGTAGATACCGTAGTAGCTGAAGAAGTGGTGGACAGTCCGTCTAAGAACGCTATTGTAGTCTACCGTCCGTTTCAGGATATGAAAACTTTGGGCGCATTACCGATTTGTATTTATCATTACAGGCACTCGAACCTATCCATGTTCTTTCAGGATTTGTTGGCTACGTGCATACATTACAACGCACAGGCACTGATAGAATACATTAACCAAATGCCCTTTGACTGGATGATAGAAAACGGTGGCTTTCAGTATCTTGCACAGCGTCCATCTATCCTAACGGAATTAGGTAGTAAGGCTGTAAACAGATATGGAGTTAAGCCCGCAAGTGGTGGACCCGTAGCCCTGTCTTATGCAGTTGAAGAAACCAAAGACAATGTTGATAGCCATGTATTTACTGAACTTATCTCGGAATTGTGTAAATTTGGTACGGTAAATACGGATTTGGCGGATGCTTACAAGTGGGCGATATTGCTTGCAAGGGAGCATTTTAAGGTAAAAAGAATACAGACGCAGGCTCGAACAGAACCCGTAAAGCGCAAGTTTGAAAGGTATTGTGTAAAGCAAAATGGAAAGTTAATAGTTGTTAAATCTGAAAAAGAGGCGACACAATATAAAAGACGATAATGAATCAAGCGGCACAGACTACTACGTTTATGGATTTCCCCGACTTTATTGTCCCTGGCGGAACACCAATAACAGACCTAAGTAAAAGAGCAAAGCAGTTAGACGGCTCAATAGCCGATACGCAAGAGAAGTTAGAACGGATAAAGAACGAAAAGCATAATGGGATTGCACCTGACAAGGGGAGCATGAACTCGTCTACCTACAACAACGTGGCTAAGAAATTGGCAGAGTTGTCAATGGAACGCAAGCAGTTATACTTTCAAAACAGGCAATGGAATTGGGCTAAACAATTTATGGATGCCTGTATAAATTACAGCAATTATTGTTTTAACGCTTGGGATGAAAGGGTGTATCAATACATGGATGCCCGCGTAGTTGAAACAGACTTTACACACATTACCGAATTATATGCAGGCCCGCTTGGTAAAACCGCGCCTGCCGAAATAAGACAGGTCAATCAGTTCCCCGCTATTGTTAACCGTATCATGGGCGAGGCCGATGCTATGGGTATTAAGTTTGGCGTGTCGGTTATTAATACCGATGCGGTGAACGACAAGATGGACGAATACGCTGAAAAGACTGCCGATATTGTTACAAAGTGGAAACGTCAAAAGGGTAATCTTCAAAACTATTTAGGCGCACCGCTTGAAGAAGAAGATGCTTGGGAAAGCGACAACCCTGAACTGGCAGCTATGTCGTTCAGTAATTATAAAACCGATAAGGAAGTAATGGTTAAGCGAGGCTTGGACTATTTAATGCAAAAGCCAAACCTTGCCATTAAGCACCGATTAACACGTGAGGCGTTCAGAAATTATATAGGCACAGGTAAGTTTTGCGTTCACGTGTGGGACGCATTGGACGACCCTGATATTATGCCTATTGATAGCCGTAACCTGATTTACTTACTTAGTCCCACCAACCCGTTTATACAACACGGTATGATGGCGGGTTATTACTTTCAGGAAACACCGCAAGGCATTATTGACAAGTGTCCCGAAATGAATCCTGCTGATGTAGCTAAGTTACGCGACTATGCTAAGCAATGGGCGGACGGTGGCGCATCGCCTACCTATGTTGGACGTAACGGTGAAGTGTTTGTTAAGCGTATGTCTACAATGCAGCCGTTGTATCTTAACTGCTGGAAGTTGAACTGGCGGGCAACTAAGCGCGTAAGGGTGCAGGTAATTGAAAATAAATTTGACCTTGATAATCCACACTTGAAGTATGTAGACGACAACGCAAATGAAAAGGGTGCGACTTATTACTACAAGTATGTAGACGAGATTTGGGAGGGTGAAAGATACGGCACAGAGATTTATTATCAGATGCGCCCAATACCTAATCAGCATATTGCAGGCGACTACGTGGAACGTAAAACTTTGAACTTCATAGGCATAGTAGACCCGAACCCTTCACTTGGACAGTTGTGTTTGCCGTTTGAAGCATTGCGTATTCAGGCGTTTTATACTTACGAAAGGTTAATGGCACAGGCAAGGCCCGACACGTTAATCATTGACGAGGCAAGCGAGAGTGATGATGCGGACAACGCATACAACATGCACGTTAACGGAACATTCAGATACAACAGTGCAAGGGAAGGCGACATGCAATTACAGGGCATAGGCGTTACTAAACAGATTAACAAGCCCGAAATATTACGTAGCGGTATAAGCCAAACAGCTAACGACATGCTGCGCTTTATTGCTTTCCTTGATAACTGCATAGCAAACATTACCGGCATTACTGGAGCGCGTAAAGGCGAATTGAAGTCTGATACTGGCATGGGACAAATGGAACAGGCTAATATGGCAAGTTCAATGTCTACGCAGCCCTACTTTACAACGTTCTATACTTGTGTTGGTATGGTGTTGGAAAAGCTATGCGAACAAATGGGCCGCACTTGGGCGGGTAAGGATATTGTTAAAATGTGGGAGGGGCCGAATGGCTACGAAACATTAAGGCTAATGAGCGCGTCCGAATGGAACTTGCCGCGTTACGGTATCTTTGTTGAGAACTCTGCCAACGACCAACAGCTACAAGCGCGTATCTACGAAATGGCAACTAAGCTATTACCTATTGCTAACGAACCCGACCTTGCTTTGGCACTGATTAAAATACTTCGCTCCGACAGCGCACAAGAGGCTGAACGTATCTTTGAAAAGGGTATTGAGGCTACTAAGAAGATTAAAAAGAAACAAGGCGAATCAGAGGCTATGCAGCAACAAATGGAAGCTGCGATGGCTAAAGCTGTTGAGGACAACGAGAACTTACGCGAAAAGATAAAGAGTTCAGCAGGAATACAAGAGGCTCAAAT